ACTGTATATAAGGATAAGAAATTTATTGAATTGTGGTTGGATGACCCAAGAATTAGAAAGTTTGATAAATATGTGTTCAAACCATCCCCACTAAAGGTTGAGGATTATGAGTATAATACTTGGACTGATTTTGAAATCACCAAAACAAAATATGAAGAGGATCAGACTATTATTGATAGATTTCTTGATTATATGAAAAACTTATTTAATAATGAAGAAGTTGTTGATTATATTATTGCTTACTTTGCGAATAGAATTCAAAATCCAGCCATTAGAAATATGGTCTGTGTTATTCTTTATGGTGAAGAAGGAGATGGTAAAAATAGGTTATTAGATATCTTTAAAAATATTGTAGGTGATAAATATTACTCTGAATTAGAAAATGCTAAGCAAATGTTTGGGGTTCATTCCTGTATTGAGAAAGAAAAGCTATTTATCTGTGTTAATGAAGCAAAAGGTAAAGACAATTATGAGAATAGCGAGACACTAAAAGCAAGAATTACAACTGATCGACTGATTGTCAATCCAAAAGGAATTCAAGAATTCAAAATTGATAATTTCTGTGATTATATAATGACAACTAATAATGCAAACGCAGTCAATCTCCACGACAAAAGCAGAAGATATTTATATGTTGAGACTACCTCATATTATTCTCGCAATAGTGAGTTCTTTAATAAATTCAGTAATGATATTGTAGATAACCCCAAAGCCTTAAGAGTAATATATGAATACTTGATGAAATTTGATGTTAAAAAGGTCATCCCATCTGGTAATTTTCAAAACCATATCCCAGAAACTGAAATCCAAAAGGACATCATTAAAAATAATAGAGACAAAATATTGTATTTCCTTGAAGACCTTATCAATGATCCAAAATATACATTGTCATTTGATGATGATGATGATATAAAAGAACTAAAAATCAAGAATAGCGACTTATTTACTCAATGGGGTTCTTGGATTTCAAAAAATAATATCAAATGTGATTATAATAACATAGCCTTTCATTCACGATTAGGACAATTGACGAAGAAAAAAATAAATTTACAAGATACTATTATTAAAAAAGATACACACCAGAACACATATATCAAACTGGAAAAATTAAGAGAATTATTCGTTAAAATGAATGAATGATGACCTTTGATGACCTGATGACCCTGACCTTTTGATTTTATATTCGTTTATATTTTTCAAATTTATTTTTTTATTTTTTAGAATTTTCTTAAAAAAGGTCATCAAGGTCATCAAGGTCATCCACTGGTCTTATATTTACTTTATTATTATTATTATTATTACTAATATGATAAGGATGACCTTTTTGAGGACCTTTCAAAAATAGGTGATGACCTTTGAAAACTAGGTGATGACCTTTTCAATATAATCCATATTCGCCAAACAATATTAGTTTTTGGAATTGAATGATTATGGTGATGCTGGTTGAATGCAACAATTCTTATCTTCACAGCTGATGATATCAACTGTTAAAGAAGTTGGGAGAGATAATTTTTCTTCAAATTGTTTTTTAATTCTTTTTTTGATTGAATTGGGAAAATTAAATTCAATACTTTCATAAATTCCGTCATAGTCATCAACAACTGATGATATGTATTCTTAGCTAATGTTATTAATGTCATTCGTTATCTTACTGTCTATTTGATGAGATAATTTATTGAATTTGATTTGCAATTGATGAAATTGCTGTATGTTCTCATAAATCTTAAAATTTGATATCAATGACAATATAAGACCGGTGGAGGAATTGAGAAGGATATTTAAGACCTTCAACAAATCTTGATCAGTTATTATAGCATTGATTATAACCATAGCTGAATTGGTAACAATCAAAGGAATGTTAATCATATTCTTCACGAACACATAATGATTATGTGATTGTTCTGCTAATAGGCAAGATACGAAGGACCTTTCCTTATATTGCTTTAGCAGCTCCATTTGCTGTTCTGTTATCATTTCTATTTATAAAAATGATTAAAAAAATAATTAAGATGTCATTTTTCCCTTACTTGCGGACAACTCCAGTCTCAATATCAATTATAAACTCATCAGAGTAGAAGATGAATACAAGAGTATCAACGCCAACCTGTGAGTTATTGGTGAAGCTGATATTAATATTGCGTGGAACATTCTTATCAGTGAGAGCAGAACGCTCAATATTGACAAAGTAATATCGGAACATTTCCCAATAGGATTGATTGAGAAGACCACAAGAAACACCAAAGTCAGCAGAAGTGAGTGCTTCAGCAAGATTGACCTGTTCAACGAAATTTTCATAAGAGTAATTAAGAGTTGATTGAAGTTGATTAACACCACCAACACTCACTTGGAAATTAGTCAGCGATATGGGATGACCAGTTGCTGGAGCAGTGTCAAAAGGACTTTTCCACGCGAAGTCAGCAAATCCAGTAGCATATTGAGAACTAACAAAGGGAACTACTAAAATTCCAGTTGGATGTATTACACCGCTATTGATAAGATTATTGAAATTACCACCTGCTGTAGTATTGTTATATTGATTTGTTAGAATGGTTCGATAAACAACTTTCTTATTTCTGTTTTCTTCGATATATGTCAATGATTTTGATGGCTCTAACTGGATTTGACTGTAATAGATGCGGCAAGTTTGAAGTGGATGAGATGCTGCTGATGTAGCTAAATTAACACCGTCATAACTTGTAGTTGGAGGCTTATTGATGTATAAACCGGCACATATGCGATTAACTGCTGCTGGAACGCCTCCATTTGCTGAAGTATCAGCTAGTAGATTTATGGTAAATGGGCAGGTATTAGTGAAGGAGTTATTAGCAGGTGTTAAGGTCATTGCAAGAGTTGTTAAATTTGGATTAGCAATTGTAGCATTAACAGTGCCAGTATTTACCCATAGGCGTATAGTGCAATCAAATTTGCGAAGGAGACCAATATTTGCAATGCTTTCGAATAAATTCCCAAGTTTGATAACAGCAAAATCATACCAAACCATATAGTTAGTATTTAGGACTTGATAAGTTGGCTTGTGTTCATTGTTAAGATTGGTTTGAGATAATAAAGTGGTAAGACCATTATAGTTATTAGCCACTTCAGTAAATCGTCCTAATTTACTTAGAATTGCATCATTAGCAGTTCCACTGTTAAGTGCCGTTTTTATTCCTGATTGAAGACGAGAACCTGCTATGTAGTTATTGCAAAGACCAGTATTAGCTGTATTTACAAATTTAGCACTTCTAGGGTTATCAATGCTTTCTCCAAATCCAAGAGTGGCTCCAATAGTGGCTAAATCACTTACACTCATTTCGCTTAACATTTGGAAATGTTTAGCGACATTCACGAAAGATTGGGTGCTTTCGATAGTCTTGCCATTTATTTGTAGGTCAGCTTGATGGATTAGGTGCATAAAATTTGACTTGGTGGATAAAAGCTGAGCTGAACCAGGAACAGGGGCTACAAGACCAGTGCCAGAGGTATTATAAGCAGCAACCATAGTAACAGGTAAGACAATAAACATATCTGCCGGATTAGTAAATTTCTGGCTGTTATAAATTTGACCTAAATCAAATTGGACTAATGTAAGCGAGGTATTAGTATAAACAGACCCATTGAGGTCATTGATATAGTTATTATACTGCTTGTCGGTAAAAGGAGAATAATCATCTATATCTTGCGGACGACAAGATTTTTCGTATTCATAAGTATCAGTCATTATTGGTTTCTAATACTAAATGAGAAAAAAATTATAATCATATTATAATAGAGAGATTGAAAATGTCATTTTGGGATAAAGTAATAAATCAAAATAAAATAGATAGTTCGTTAATTGCAGAATTAAGCGATTTGTCATATAAGTCTATTGGAGGAAGAAGACAGTCCAACAGAGGAGCAAAAGAAGGTATGGTGAATATTGGGACCATACCTTTTCAGATAACACCAGCACAATCTAAAATAACCCAAGAAATGATTTTGGAATATCAAAAAGATAGGGATCATCCCCCACCAGTTACATACATTGACCCAATAACAGGAGCGGAAGATAATTTTAAATATTTTCCTAGCACCTTCACTTTTGATGTTACTGATTTAAAACCATTTACTCCGGTTGATGATGCTTATTTGACAAGACCAGCAACAGAACAAGATATACTTGATTTGAAACTTGACTTGAAAAAGCTCGTTAGAAATGACTTACAAGGATTACTAAAAGATTTAAAGAACACTCAAAATGCTTTATATCATATTGACCAGCGAATAAATAGCGGAAGTTTAACTCCTGGAAGGTTGGTAGCAAATCAAAGAGCTAAAGCACAAGCTGAAGCAGATATAGCACTCATAGAAACCGATATAACAGATAAACAAAATGATATTGATGCACAAAAAACTCTTATTGAGAATGTTAAACAAAACATCCAAGAGAATAAAGACCTCCAAATGTCTGTCAATAAATCCAACAAAGATAATCTAAACAGATACAGAGACACATTACAAGCAGTCAATAGAGACAGATTAAATAACCTTGTTCAAGAGCCTAATGAAGATGATGCAGATTATCTACAGCGAATGAAGAATTCTGAGGCTGAGAAATATGACACAAATTTATATCAGGAAAAGGCTAAATTAGACCAAATTATTAGACTGAAGAAAAACCTTAAAAAAGTCGTTCGAAAAGATGAAATTATTGAGAATGTTGTTAAGTCTTTCACCGGAGAACAAATGACATTAATCAATAAATATTTTCCAGCTATTCAAGAATACTTGATAGATAATTTTGGATTTAATAATACCAATCTGACCACAAATGATTTGGTGGATGAAATTACCAATACTCTTAATAGAATTTTAAACCCACCTGAAATTACGGAAATAGAAAAAGAAGACTACACTCTTCCAGTAACTGGAGAACCCTTTCCTGTGGAAACTCTCAAAGATGGTGCTGGTGCTGATACAGACTTTTCATTTGGGACTGATAACAATTCTTTATTCATTTCTAACAAAGTCAATTCAAATTCCATTTATCTTAAAATAGGTCAGAAATATAAAAAAGTGGTGTTCTATTCAACTTCCACAAATAAGCAAGGAAACTTTCAATCCATTAAAGAAAGAGGGACACCGACAGAAGAAACCATAAGATATTTATTCGGTAAAGAATATTTAGATTTAAGTAATTATGCCCTCACTGAAATTCTCGGAGGGTCTAAAACTATCGAGGACTTATATGATACATTACATACCGTATTTTTATTAGAACCAATTACAGGCATTAAGACAACAAAATTGAACGGAAGAAGCAAACTGGGCTGGGGCTTATCACATCCAGACCAAGAAATACCAGCATATGCCAAATTCGGAAATATTGTTATTGCATTGAATAAACTCTTCTACAAGAATATATTAAGTTTAACAACCAAAACAGGGCATAAAATAGACGGTCTCAAAAATACAAAAGTCAGCGATACATTCGTTGAACTTGTGATGAAACTTTATAATGATGAAGATATTAGCCATCTGGTGAAAAATCTCTCCACTAACGAGACACATCTATATAACTCTATCCTATTTGTCGCAGGGCTTCATAAAAAATTCAAAAATAGTCATAAAGATAGCATTTCAAACCTGAAGGAGAAATTCAAGGTTTGTGAAGGTGAAATATGTTCTGGTAATAACAACCCAGAAGTAATTCAAGAGTTAAAAGATATTCTATTAAAACTCCATCACCTAAACGCCATTTCACTGAATGACATTAAGAAATACTTAAAACAATTCAAGTAAGACAAAAAATAAAATCTATATATTTAATTAGATAAAAGAATATGTATCACGAAATTGGAATTCAAAGATTAAGCGAAACCCAACTGAGCAAACTACGAAATGGGCATTCTGTTCGTATCAAATTAGGCAATCACCATAAGATTGCTTTAAGTGTTCAACAATTAAAGAAATTGCATAAGGCTGCACAAAAAAATGCTGCAACTACTATTTCATTTGACCCTTACCAAATGGAAAAACACGGAGCTGGAATTTTCGGTGATATAGCCAAGAAAGCAAAGGCATTTATTCAAAAACATCATCTTCAAAATGTAATAAATCCTATAATTAACCACGCTCGGAATATGGGACATAAAGGAGTTTCCAAAATTTCAGGCTATGCACATTCAAAAGTTAATGAACTACAACCAATAGATGGAGGCGGTCCAATAAGTGATGCTTTAAATGTGGTTGGAAATGTTGGAGGACCAATTGGAGCAGCATCAAAAGTAGCATCAACATTTGCTAGTATGTTTGGTTTTGGAGCTAGAAAGCATTATACAGCACCAATAAAAAGAGCACCCAAACGCACAACTACACGACGAAAGGTGGGAAAAGGTTTTTTGGGTGATTTAGCAAAAGCAGGAGCAAAAGCAGTAGCTAAAAAAGGAATTGAAGTTGGTAGTGAATACTTACAAAATAAAATAAGTGGAGCTGCTGTAATTTCAAAATCTCGACGAATTGTTGGGCGAAAGGCAGTAGCATCACGAAAAAAGAAAACCAGTGGCGGTAATGGAGGTGCCTTATATCCTGCAGGAGTTGGCGGTGCTATGTATCCAGCCGGATGTGGAGTTAGCCCTTTAGCTGATGCAGCTCGGCAGTTCAGAGAACAAAGACAATCAAAACGCCCAGCAGGAGGTGCTATGTATCCAGCAGGAGGTGCTTGTGGTGCTGGTTATGGTGTCAATTCTCTAGCTGATACTTTTTTTCATATGTAATAATAGAAATGCTTTCAGAAAATAATGTATTGAGTGATGGTGAAATAATAGAGATTTTAAAAAAACAAAAAATTAAGATCAATGGAATATATATGAAAAATGATTTACCGTCAAAATTGAGAAAGGGATATTATATAATCAACCTACAATCATCAACAGAAGGATTTGGAACTCATTGGTGTAGCTTCTACTATGATAAAAAGCAATCTTATTACTTTGATAGCTATGGCTTTATAGCACCCTTGGAAGTTCATAATAAAATAATTCCATATTACTATAATGATAAAGATATTCAAGATTTATATTCAACTGCTTGTGGTTTCTACAGTCTAGCATTTGTAATTTTTATGGATAGATATGCCAATAAGGAACAGGATAAAAAAGAAGTATATGCATCATTTGTAAATCTCTTTACAGATGATACGAAGAAAAATGAAAAGACTTTATACCATATTTTATATAATTAGTCTTCTGCTTTCAATTTAAGGAAATTTAACCATCCGTGTCTATATCTGTCTTGAGGGTCTCTTGACTTCAAGTCTAAAAGCATAAAATTTAATGGCTCTTTGATGCATAGGTAATATGCTTTCCTCAAAACATCTTTATCAGCTCCATAAAGATTGTGATTTTTGATAATTCTATCAACTGAAACATTATCATTTATTTTATTTAATATGAAATAGTTAATATTCCGTGTTATTATCTTGGGAATTGATGTATATTCCTGAGCCATCAGCCAAACAGAAAAGCCGAATTTACGACCAGATATTAAATAAGGGTTTATTTTCTTGAATTCTTTCTTGGTGAGATTAATGAAGTCATCAAAGACAATTAATTTAGGCTTGTCCTTATCCTCATCATCGAATTCATTCAAATCAGGAACCGCATTTATATCATTATAGAATTCAATTTTATCATTTTTTTGCAAGTAGTTATATAAAGGCTCATCAAGAGTTGAAAAAGATATTATAATAATCCTGAAAAACTCGCCCGAAGCTCTTGAAAGATAATCAATCAATGCATTAGTCTTACCTGTTCCAGTGCCTCCAACACACAAAATCATAGAGTTGTGATATATATGGTGTTTCTTCCAATTCAAAGGCAGTTTATTTTTCTTCTTATTTACTCCAATTTTATCATACCAATTAATAATATCTGTCATTTATCTATAATTATATAAAAGAATTTTAAAAAGGAAATAATGGAAATTCTGAAATAGGATTATTTATATCTAAATTATTCATATAACTTCTTAATTCTTGTCGATATATTTTCATCTTTTCTAAATCCTCTGGCGTAATTGGATAATCAGGAAGCATATATTTATCCGTTTCTTTTAATTTTTCATCTCTTTGCTGTCGTAATAAAATAAAATTAATTTCCATTCTATATTTATCCATAGATTTTAATCATCATACTACAACTATAACTTAATGCCATAGCACTAAGAAGATTTTGAGAATAAACTCTTAAATAATTAGTACCTGAAGCATCCCATTTTTCTTCGAGTTGTATATATGCGTTATTTCCAGAAGTAGGAGATTGTAAATCAGTTATAATTCCAAGTATGCCACCATTTGCTAAGGCTGGATTTGCTCCAAAAGCATTGTTAGGTGATAAGAAAATTCTACCATTCCAATAAGCACCGTTATTATTTGCGATTATTAAACTTAAAGAGACTGTTAAATATGAATAGCCTTTATACCACCAACCATTCATCGCAACGAAACATCCATTAAGACCTAAAACATTTCCAGCAGTAACAGTAAAAGAAGAACAATAATATCGTGGTGCTGTGACACTTGAAGCAGATGTAATATTACCAGCATCATCAATAGTAACTACATCTCCTTGTGCTGTATTTCTAAATGTATATCCTGTGTTTCCTCCTTGATGAAAATATGTGCGACCATTAGTTTCAAAATAAAATCTATTGACGCCATCAATCG